GTCTTGGCTCTGCTGAATCTGCTATGATTAATTTACTATCTACTTTGTCAAGTATTATCTTAGCAAGCTCTTGACTCTTTAATCCATTACGATAAAGGTGTTCTTTTAAGTAAATCTTTTTATGCTTCTTATCTATAGCCACTTCAGTAAGTGAGTCAGGGTCTATTGAGAACCCAAAGTCCATTCCACACGAAGTTTGAAGTCCATCAGGATTAAATTCTCCTATTGACCAGTTCTCAAATACTACTCCTTCTGCTTTTGCTAACCACCCCCCTAGAATCTTATGTTGATACTTTTTAAAGTTATTGTGCTTTATGTTCTTAATACGCTCTAGGAAGCTCTGTGAGAGATTTGTTTCATTATCTAGGTATGTACTATGGATATAGCATACATTGTCTTTAACGCCATTAAAACCACCTTCAACTCCTTTGTCTTCAAAGAATCTTTTATATATCCAATGTTCTTTAGTTACAGGATTTAATATCAATATAACTCTATTCTGTATATACTTTTCCCTTATACTTAGGTCAATGGTGTCAAATATATTTTCATCTACAAGTTCTTCAGCTTCGTCAAGTACCCAAGTTGAAATACCTTGCAAAGACTTCAGGCTTGCCGTTTGATTTCCTGCTGATGTCTTTATCCCCCTAAATAATATATCTGATTTGTTTTTAGCATTAACTACTTCTGACTTGTTAATATTAAAGGTTTCATCAAATCCTAGCAGCCCTATCTTTTCTAAGAACTCAGGAATGATTGACAAGTGAGCTGATGTCATTGTGAACCTTGTAAACAAAACCCTTATACCTCTTGACATAGTTAAGAGTGTAAGAAAGACTGTTACTGCAAAAGACTTCCCTGAACCCCTACCACCTGTTATTATAAAGTATCTAGCCTTTGATTCAAATAAAGGATTGTATTTCTTACTCAGTATCAGTTTCAATGAATGTAATTAAAGGAAGGTTAAGAGCTTTATCGCCTGAAGTTAAATCTACTCTATTGGTTTCGTTCATACCTAATATATTCTTAGCTGCGTGAATTACAACTGAAGGCACTTTATCTTTTATACATTCATAGAATTTAGACTTAACAAAATCCTGAGCTATTAATTCAATATCATTTACAGCTTGTGCAAATTCAGCATCTTCTTTTAACCATTTATAGTAGTTAGTTCTTGAAAGGTCAGTTGTCTTTAATGCAGTAGTTACTACTCCTAGACTTGACTCTAGTGCTTTTAACATTTGCTTCTTTGCTAATTGTGTTCTATTTTGTTCCATTCTTTATTGCTTTTTGTCCTGTAAATTGTTCCCATCTTTCTATTATTACATCACAATACTTTTCATCTAATTCCATTCCGTAACATTTTCTTTTTAGTTTCTCTGCTGCTATTAGTGTTGAGCCACTTCCTAAAAAACCATCATATAAAATACTGCATTCAAAATCTTTAAAAATTTCATTGAATAATCCTACAGGTTTTTGCGTTGGGTGAACTCTTGTTTTCCCCTCAACCTTTCGTGAGCCTTTTCTTGACATTCCATTCCATAACCATTTATATAATTTAGCTCCTTTTTCAAATGAAGTCCAAGCCAACTCAACATCTGCAAAGTTTCCTGTATTCTCTTTATCCCATACAATCCAACACATTGAAGGGTTTAAGAAATCTGTAAAATAATTACCTCCCCAAATTATAAAATTCTCCATACCTAAAGATATGCAAGTATTATAAAAATCTCTTGCTGTATCTGTTGTATCATCTCCTATAATTTCTGAATACTGTTTTGCTTCTACGAGTCCACCTCCTCCTACTTTTTTACTTCCTGCATTAACTACACTTATTCCATAAGGTGGGTCTGTAAATACCATATCAGCTTTCTCTCCATTCATTAGCTTTTCTACATCATCTGAGCTTGTACTATCTCCACACATTACTCGGTGTTCTCCTAGCTGCCAAATATCACCACGCTTTACTATGCTTTCTTTTACTTCAGGAATTTCGTCATCTTCAATAAGTCCTTCTTTTACATCATCTTCATTTTCCCATACATCTAAACCCCATTCTGCAAGTTGTACGCTATCCCATTCGTTTGCTAGTATATCCCATTCCCATTCTCCAAAGCCTACATTGTCTTTTACGATAAACTCTTTCTTTTGTTCTTCAGTAAGACCTTCAGCTATATCAATCCATACTTCAGATAATCCTGCTTCTTTGCTAGCCTTTAATCTCATATTTCCACCAAGTACCATCATATCTTCATCAACTACAATAGGTCGTAACTTTAACATCTCAGGAAATTCCTTAATAGACTTAACTAACTTTTTAAACTTATCGTTCTTAATTATTCTTGGATTGCTTGGGTTTCCCTTTACCTTACTGATCTTAACTTGTTGTTTCATAATATATAATAGAATTTTGTTGTTTTTATTTTAATCAAAGGATTCATTTATTCCCCTTTCACCTATTAGCTTTTCTTTTGCTCCTGCCCATAACTTATCTCTGTTCTTGCTTAGACTTGGTTCTGTTCTTTGTAAAGTTGGTATTCCTTCTGTTGGTTCGCTATCCATATAAAGACCACATTCACACTCAGCTTCCTTTGCTTCCCAATTTCCATCTCTAAAAACTATTGTAACTTTAGATAGTTCTCTAGTCTTTCCACATTCGCAAGTGTATAGTGTCATCTCTTTAGCTTATCAAGTTCAAACTCTAAATGATTAATAGCCTTTTGTATGCACTCAATAGGACTTGCGTGCTTGCGATTTGCTCGCATCAAATATGTACAGGCAGTTCCAACATTATAAGATAAATCAAAGTCCTCTATAACTTTTCTAGCTTCAATTTTATATCGTTTGCCAATATAATAGCTTGGTATTCTATTGCCTTTCATTTAGTCTATCATTTTCTAGTCCTCCTGTTCTTGTTTCTACTTTGTCCATTTTCCAAAGTAACTTTTCTGTGGTTCTTCTTTTTATTCTGCCTTCTATTATAGTCATAAGAATAACTATAAATAAGAATACTGCTACTATAATTCCAAGTATTGTAAATATTATCATTTTGTTAAAAGTTTTAAAAGTTGGTTGCTTGTATAAATTCTATTATCACCTGCATAAGAATCAAAGATACAAGTAAAATTATTGTCTTCCCAAGTCCATAAAGATTTGACATCATTCTTGATGTGTCCTTTCAACACCCATTTGATTGTTTTGTATGTTCTTTCTACGGCCATATTACTATTATGTTTTTATTCATATCTATTGTTTTAGTTTGTATTGGGGAGGTAACCACACCCCCCCTTTACTACTCAGGTCTGAAAAATTAAAAGCTTTTAGGTCTTACCCTTTATTTATTAATTATTTCCTGAGTATTCTTTATATATTTTTTTTATTCCATCAAAGCAAGCTGCTATACAAGAACCACAATTAGTTCCTGTTGAGTAGTTCGTGTTATGTAACGTATTGTATATCTCAATCATCTTCTTTTTAGCTGTTTGGTCTTTAGCCCTTCCTGTTTTTAAGTCAGGCCATAAAGCAATTATCTCAGCTATTATTTCTTCAGGTATATCTGTTCTAACTTCTACTTCTAATGTCTTTTGCCAAAAGCCTTTTGGACAAGATTGACTGCTAATTTTTGATTTCACTTTCATAAAACACAAACAAATTCCGCAATTTCCTAGTACACTTGAATAGTGAGTACAACTTTTACAGATAGCTATTCTGTCTTTATATATTTCATCAGGCACAAAAAACTTATTCATATTATTCTTAATTGAGCTGTATGGTTCTTAATTCTTTTCATAGCTGCTTTGTAGTATTCTTTATCAAGTTCACAAGCTGTTAAGTCATATCCTAAGTTATGACAAGCAATAGCAATACTTCCACTTCCTAAATGCGTGTCTAGTATCTTATATCCTTCTTTTGCGTAATTCATTAGTAACCATTCGTAAAGTTTAACAGGTTTTTGTGTTGGATGTATCTTTGTAGTTCTTTCACCACTAAAGTGATGCCAACGAAACATCCTTGTAGTTCCTTTTACATTCTGCCAAGCAAGT